CAGTCTTGTCATCATCTAATGCTGGTGCATTGGTGTCATTCCCTGCTGGTATTAAAGACGTATTTGTAACGTATCCCTCTGAGCGTTCTGTACACCAAGACCAGACATTAACTGCCTACGTTCCTCAAGTAGCTGCCTCCAACGGTATGATACTTAATAACAGCGTAGTTTCAACTTCTTACACAATACCCACTGGATACAACGCTACAGCAACAGGGCCAATATCAGTAAACGGTGGTGTTGTAGTTACGGTGCCCAGTGGCAGCCGCTGGATGGTGTTATGAGTTCTTCAATCAATGCGATAACAACGGGCGTGGGTGGTGTGGTAACCACAGCGGACAATAGCGGTATCCTAAAACTACAAACGACTGGCGTGGATGCGTTAACGATTGATGCAGCTCAAAAAGTAACTTTTGCAAAGACTATAACCCCTGTCGTAGACTCACTTAATGGCGGTCAGTTAGCAGGGATGCGGAATCGGATAATTAATGGTGATATGCGTGTTGCTCAACGGGGTGTGTCTATTGTTCCTGCCTTGGGATCATTATCGGCATACAGCTTGGATAGGTGGATAGCTTATCAAACAGGTGCAGCGGCAACTTTTATGCAAACAGCGGGCAATGGCTCGAACAACGCTTATTGTTTATCATTTACGGGCGTAGCATCAAATACTGAAGTAACGGTAGCGCAATGTATAGAATCTATAAATTGCTATGATCTACCCACAGGTGCAATAACCGTGTCGTGTTGGCTTTATTCAACCGTAGCTAAAACAATCACATTGACACTGGACACTCCAACAACCACAGCCGACGTGTTTAGCGCAACAACTGCACTGCCATCTGGTTCTTTAGTCTATAACCATCCTGGTGCTGGAACTTGGCAGCAAGTAACATTTACCTATTCGGCTGCATTAGCATCAACCAACGCAGCAGCAATACGCAGAGGCATTAGGGTTCGATTGGGTTATGGTGCGACGACTACGGGTACATTCGGCATTACAGGCGTACAACTCGAAATCGGAAGCGTAGCAACGCCATTTGAACAAAGACCTTATGGGACTGAGTTGGCGTTGTGTCAGAGGTATTTTGAGGTTCAGTTATTAACCTTTGCTGTATATATGACTCCAAATGGATACCAAACACCTATGGTATATGCAGTAACAAAAAGAGCCAATGCAACTTTAGTAGCAGCAGGAGGAATTTTTAGTTTATCAGCTACGACAGATGGGGTAGATAATGGAGGAGCAGGGGCTGGTGCAGCTATCTCCGCTTATAGATATGTTCTTACAGGGACAGCAAATGCAGTCGGTCAAGTTTCACTAAGAACAGTAACTGCTTCAGCGGAGCTATAGCCATGTACAAATTAACTAACAACACATCAATAATCCGCATAGAAGATAACGCTTGTATCCCAAACGATCCAGCCAACACAGACTACGCACAATACTTAATCTGGCTATCCGAAGGCAACACACCAGAACCTGCTGACCCTATACCTGAGCCAGTGCCTCTAACCCCACAAGAAAAGTTAGCCAATGCTGGACTGACTGTGGATGAACTTAAAGTATTATTGGGGATAGCAGTATGACTATCACGCTAGATGGCACAACCGGAATTACAACTCCAGCTATAACCAATATGAGGGGTATGTTTGTTAAGTCAGACCCCACTGCTGTAGCTTTTACAGTAACAGCCGCCTTTGCTGTATCTACGCAAACTACTTTATATATAGATGTTAACGGTTTAATACTAACATTTGCTTCAGGCACTGTTGTATCAATGCCATCAGCGGTAACAGGTACTGATTATGCGATATGGGCAGAAACAGCGGGTACATTAACTTGTACGAATAACTTCACCACACCACCAACGGCTAATGCTCGTAAGATTGGTGGCTTTCACTATGCCCCCGGTGGTAATGCAGCTGCTCAATCAGGTGGTAATACTACGCCTTATATCAATGCTTACTCATTATGGGATTTAAAGTTTAAACCAGCTTGTCAAGACCCAAGAGGCATGACGTTAGTTGCTGGCAATTTCTGGGCTGATATTTACCTGACTAATACCGATCCTGATACCAACGGCACGTCTAAATATAACGTCACCATTGCTGATGGCGCTAGTCCTCCAAAAGTACCTGTTAAATTTGGCGGTAACGGAACAACGACTTATACCACGCTATCGTGGTGGGAAGCTAATGAGGTTTTAGCGGCTAACGGCAAACGCTCTGCAAGCTATCAAGAATTCGCAGCCTTAGCTTTCGGCACAACAGAAGCCAGTGCTATTGGCACAGATCAAGTGTCCACCATCCTTAATGCTGTTTACACATCTAAATGGGGCGTTATGCAATCTACAGGCGTAATGGATGTTTGGGGCAAAGACTTTGGTGGTGGGGCAGCGGCAATAGGATGGGTAGTTAATACCACAGGCAGAGGCTCTACTTATCAGCTTTGTAATACCGTGGCCTTTGGGGGTTACTGGAGTGATGGGGTGAACGCAGGTTCTCGTTCCTCGAACTGGGCCGCCACGCCTGCGCCTGCGAGCTCGACCAGCGCCGTCGGTTCTCGAGGTGTGACAGATCATTTACTAGTGGATTAGAATATGAATATTATTAACACACGAGAAGATTTAGACACGCTGAATGATACTGATAAAGCACAGTTTATAGCGCTATTAAAAGGCTCAATGACACGCAAACAAGACAGCCAAGTGTATCCAGATGACTATAACCAACCTGATTATGCTGGTGAAGTATTAGAGCCTATCTGGATAGACGTTGAAGATTTGCGCACCATCGAGAGATTTGGGTTTAGTAGAGAGGAGTTAGTATGAGCAGTATAGTAGTCGCAGGGGATACGAGCGGTTCGGTAACATTACAAGCACCTGCAGTTTCAGGAAGCACAGTTTTAACTTTGCCAGCGGTGAGTGGAAACGTATTAACGAGCACAAGCGCAACGCTCACAGGAACAACAGCTCTCAGAGGCTCATACGGTGCAGGCGCTATAACCTCAAACTTTGCTGCAGGTGATGGTGCTTTATCTGGAGCAGTTACGGGTGCTAACAACTCAGCTGTGGGTCAGAATGCACTCGGCATCAACACAACGGGTTACTACAACTCAGCTATGGGTGTGAATGCACTCCTGTTTAACACAACGGGTTACCAGAACTCAGCTATAGGTGTGAATGCACTCAATAGCAACACAACGGGTACCTACAACTCAGCTGTGGGTGTGAGTGCACTCCTGAACAACACAACGGGGATCAGCAACTCAGCTGTGGGTCTGTCTGCACTCTCAAGCAACACAACGGGTACCTACAACTCAGCTATGGGTGTGAATGCACTCTTAAGCAACACAACTGTAGTTGCTACGTTTGGAACTATTACAGGCGGTACTGGCTATACTGCAAACTTAACTGCTTCTGCAGCTACCTTATCTTATGTGTCGGGGTCAACTGCTATATCATACCCGCCTGTTCTTATTACAACTAATGCATCCGGTGTAGTTACTGCTTGCACCTTAGTAACAGCAGCTGATGGAACAAAAGGTGGAACTGGTTTTAAAGACATTACCACGGTGATGACTTGTACCACTATTGGTGCTGGCAGTGGTTTTGCTATATCGCCTGCTACTTTATCAACGGGGATCCAGAACTCAGCTATGGGTGTGAATGCACTCCAGAACAACACAACGGGTAGCAACAACTCAGCTGTGGGTATGCAAGCACTACAGGCAAACACAACGGGGATCAGCAACGCAGCTATGGGTATGAATGCACTCCAGTCCAACACAACGGGTAACTCCAACTTAGCTGTGGGTGTGAATGCACTCTTAAACAACACAACGGGTGCCCAGAACTCAGCTGTGGGGGGGAATGCACTCTTAAACAACACAACGGGGTCCGGTGTTGTGGGTATTGGTACATCCTGTGCATCGTCAACAACAACTGTTTCAAATGAGGTCAATATATACAATCAGCAAGTAACTGCAAGATTTCAAGGTGCCGCTTTAGCTTGGACATTTGTGTCTGACATAAGAGATAAGACTGCCGTTGAAGATTTAACTTTAGGTTTAGATTTTATTAATTTGCTGAAACCTAGAAAGTTCCAGTGGAATCTCAGGCACACAGATACTGATAAAGGCAAAGTAGCATCAGGTTTCATTGCTCAAGAAGTTTTGGCTATAGTTGAAGCAACTGACACTAAATATACAGGGTTAGTTGATACCAATGACGAAAACCAATATACGTTGGCTCAGACTAACTTAATACCGATGTTGGTCAATGCAATCAAAGAACTTACTGCTCGTTTAGAAACCTTAGAGGCTAAATAAAATGTTAGAAATCACACCAGCACAACAATATGCCTCAACTATGGACTCAGTTAATCTAATTAAAGGTGCTAAACCCAAGATGGT